GTGGAGTTATAAACCCCGCCGACGACCATTTGATTTGTGGGGGCCGTACCCGCGCCGACCGTCGAATCCAGCGTGGCGCCGGCGTTTCCTAAATTGCGGACGGTGCCAATAACCTTCGTGGTTTCAGCGTCAAGGGTTGCGGCTGTCTTCAGATTTGAAGCTGTGCCCTGTGTCACCGTCGTTGTGCCGGAATCCACGATCACATTCAATGCGCCGGCGCCATCGGTGACGGTGACCGGGTTCGTGATTGTCCCGACCGTTGTAACGGCAGTGAGGGTTCCGGAATCGGTGACCGTATGGAGATTCGTGCCAGTGGCCTGTGTCGCCGTCACCGAGCCGCTGACCGGAAGGGTCGTCGTCAGAGAATTGCCTCCGATTTTGGTGAGGTTTACATCACCTGAACTGGATGAAGAACCGGAGGAGGAGGTGCACAGGCGGCCATTCCTGTCCATCGTTAGCGTGGAAGTCGTACGGACGGTATAACTCCAGTTTCCACAATCAGGGACTACTCGCGCCTGAGACTGGGCCAGGCCCGCAACCTGGAGCCCGATAAACGCGAGCAGTAAAAGTACAAATCTTTTCGTCATATTTTCTCCTTGGCCAGTCTTCGGGCTTTCATGCGAGAGATGGAAGGCGGCCGGATCCTCCGTCGGTCGTCGGACACAATTCCAAGATGTTCACAATTTCTTGCGCAAAGAGATTCGCGGATTCGCGGTCCTCATAGAGCTTCGCGACGCCTAAGAGGATCGCCGACTGAAGAGCCGCCGGAATCACAGCCGTGCTCTCAGGACTGGTGCCGAGGCTGATCACTTGAATTGGGCTAGCTTCTACAGGATCCGCATCGAGCCATTCCTGTGGAATCGCGGTTAGCTTCAGGTAGCCCATATAGACTCCGGAGACGAGGGCTGTCTTAGCCGTGATGTCAGCGTCGTAGTCGTTCACTTCGATGATGAGGTTTCGCTTCACGTCGGCGAGAGCGACGAGAGGAATCATGATGCGGCTCCGCGTTTAACTGCCAAACGCCAATCTGTTGAAGTGCCAGGAGCCGCCCCCTTCGTCAGGGAACGGCAAATCCAGAGGGCCCCCTGATGCGTCACAGCATCGCCCTCGCTATACTCCAGCTCGGTGTCGTAAACATCGCGGTAGATGACGGAAGGTATCCGGAAGACGTTCCTGGTAACTACCCCATTGACGCTCAGCACCAAATCAAAACAGCGCCGATTCGTGCTGTCGCTTTCAATCGTTGCCGTAATTGTTGGCGTAGCCTGTCTCTGAGTCGCCGCCTGCTCGATGCGATCTAGTCGGGCCGAGAAAGTTTTCAGCATCCGGCCGCACGCACGGGCAATGGCGCGCGTGAGATCCCGGGTATTCGTGGCAGTCTCGCCTTGGTTCACGCCAGCATCGCCTCTTGCATTTCGGAGAAAGCAAAGTCTTCGAGGGCCCGGGCTGCGGCCTGGGCCGAGGCTTGGGGCGTCTGTGATGCCAGCGCGGCCAGCGGGAAGTTCTGCTGCTGCATGTACGGCGTATCGCCGCCACTAACCTTGCGCAGATTCGCGCGGTTGCGCCCCTCGTTGGGAGCCAGCCAGCCGCCCTGGATTCCTTCAGTAATGGCCGTGTACATGGCCGCGGTATCCATGCGGGTCAGGATGTCGGTATCCAATTCGACGTGCTGTCCGGACGGCAGGCTGAGGCCGCGCTCCAGTAAGAGTTCGATCGACTCGATGTGCTTCTGTAGACAATCACTGAGATATTGAAGGGCGAGAGTCTCGCGAATGTTGTTGCCTGAATATGGCGGCACCTTTGTGGAATCGAGCTTGTATGCCGGATAATGAAAGGCCCGGGCGACATCTTCCACCGACCATTTGAGTTGGTCGACGAGCTGGGACGCTTCGGCCGTCAGTGCGAAGGGCTTGAACTCGAGGCCGTCACCGGCAACGAACAGCCGGCCGATATTCACGCCAGAGAATCGTTCCTCGAATGTTGTCTTGAGTCGAGCGGCCGTATCGTCGGAGATTCGCCCCGGCGCGGTCAACATACCTCCGGGCTGGGAGGCGTTTGCAAAGAACGTCTGCGAATTGCTCTGAATCGAATTGCCGAGACCGACAGTCGCAGCGCACGCGTAAAGCGGAGAAACGCCGATCAATGGATGCCAGAGGGCCTCCATGCGGTCGTGGATGATTTCGGAGGCGGGTACGATGATCTCTTCCTGGATGTTCGGCAGGCGATCCGGATAGAGCTGGTAATAGACCGTACCGTCGCTCGTGATCAGTGGGCGGACGCGCATGGGATCGAGCACGTGCATGGTGCGGACAACGCCAGCACCCGGGGAGCCGCGGTCATCGCGCTCCAGGCCGATGTAGGTGTTCCCGTAAAGCAGCTTCGAAAGAATCCACGACTCCAGAAACTGAATGCGGTTTTGGTAAGAATTCGGAGTGTCGAGGACTGGCGCAAAAGGTGAAGCCTGGATCTCTGTCCATATACCCTCGCTGTCCTCGCGCATCAACTTAGGCCGCAGCTTCCCAATGTCGGAAGCAATACCAGTGACGCAGCAATTGACTGCCGAGAATGCCAGCGGTGAAGACGCGCGATCGCCGGGAGTGCTGATGTTTCGCTGCCAAGCGCCAGTAAAGGGTTCCTGTAACCAGCCGTTGTTGAACAGCGATGTGCTCCACGAGCCCATGGACGGCCAGAGCCCGGGGAATATCGTTCCGGATGAAATGGCCTTCGGTGCCCGCTTGCGCTTGACGACCGAACCTTTGCGAGTGGACGCCATTTTATTCTTCGGGCACCATGTCGCGGCGTTTGTAGGTGCGCTTGCGGCGATGTGTTGTTGGCTGCTGTTCGTCGCCGGATGGCGGCGAGTCGAAGGATTGTTCTTGCGACTCTTCAGCCAGAGGAACCAGCGGCTCTACTTCAGGTGTGAGGTCGCGGCTTTCTTTGGGCGGCACAGGCTTGCGCTTGGCCGCTTTGGCGACTCCGGCCTTGATCAGCAGCTTGCCGATAGCCTCGCTCGCTTCAAAGGTACGGCCTGATCGGATTGCGATGAATTGCATAAATCCTTAACGGAAAACGGGCGGCCCCAACTAGGGGCCGCCCAGTTGTGGGAGGGAGAGAAGCCTAGACCGGCGAGCCGGGCGCGGTCGGCGCGTATGCCACGCCATTCAACCAGGCAACGGCGCTGGTCCGTGCGCGCTTCCAGGTCATGAACGTCTCGACGCGCAGGCCGACGAGATTGTTCTGCCAAAGGGACTTGAGCACTGCACCGTCAACCGGGGACTCACCACCGGAGATCGGAGTCGTGGACATCTCCACCGATGCCTGCTCGGAGACGTCGATGTTGATGGCCCCGTCGTCGGCCAGAAGGATATCCGACGCATTGACGAGGATCAGGCGTGCACCGACCGTCTGACTGACGATCACCGGGATACCGTCGATCGACCCGCCTTTGATGCTGATCTCGGGAAATTCGCGGGAACCAAGGGCGTTCCGCATCAGGGCCAGATTCATGGCCGTGGTCGCGCTCATCAAAAGTACAGCCATTGTCGGATCCTGGTTGTTCGCAATGAAAGACGAGACCAGGACGGACAGGTCATACCGGAACGCCTCGGCGCTCGTGCCGCTCGGTGTCTCCGGCGAGATGTCTCGGGTGATCGATGCCGGGTGCACGTTCGCGACTTCTGCGATGCTCTCGTCGATGAACTGCGTATCCAGGAACGTCGCGCAGCCCTTGATCATTTCGTTGCGGATGATCGTCTCGGCGGAAGGGCTGGAAAACCGCGCCAGCTCCCGGGTGATGACGATGATGCCCGCCGCCTTTGCCCAGCGCAGGGTCGCGCTGTCGAACTGGGCGGAAGTCACTGGCTTGGCCTTCGCCTCACCGACCCATCCGTAGGTGCCGCCGCCCGTCTGCAACGGGACCGCGACATTGAACGGCACCCGGCGTAGGTTCGGCACGCGGCCAATCAAAGCAGCCGGACGGAGCAGGTCGAGAAACTCCTGCTGCATCTGCTGCGCGGCCGGGATGAGCTGCGCTGCCCAACCGGAAGTCGTGGTATCGCCGGCGTCAACAGAGGCGCGCAAAGCCATCTTGATCTGCGGATAATCGCGGTAGTGCTGGGCGGCAAGTTCCGCCGCATGCATGTGGTTGCCGCGGGCATTGATCAGCGCAATCACCATGCGGGTGAGGCCAATACCGGGCTCCATTTTCGGGGCTTCGGCGCGGGCTGGAGACGTGGTGGACTGCTGGCGAACTGGCGCTGCAGTGCGCTCCTGAGCGACAACCGTATCGCCCTCCGCGTTGGCCTTGTTCGCGCGCAACCGCTTCAGGTTTGTCTGGATGGTTGCCGCTTCCGCGGTCAGGGTGTCGTAAGCCCTGCCGTTTTCTTCGTCGAGCACGCCATCGGCGGAATTTTCCATCAATTCGGACATGGCCGTCCGCTTCTCGGTAAGAAGCGTCTCGAATTCTGCAATTTGCTGGTCAAAAGATTTCATGGGAGCTTTTCCTCTCTGTTTGGATTTGGGCTTGGGTTGTCCCGAGACGACGGGCGGGTTGACGGTTGCGCTGGGCTGGCCGGACGCGGCCTGACCTGCAGTTTCAGTTTCAATGTCGGCAAGAATGGTTTGGTCCGCGGAGCGAACGGACGTGATCATGGCGTTGACATCCGCCGGTACGGGCACGGCTGAGAGCTCCAGCCATTCCGATTTGAGGATACGGAAACCGCCGAGTTCCTTATCGAAGAGCTCCTGGAGGGTGCGCCAGCCAATCGAAAGCCCGCGCACGACGCCAGCCTGGATCATCCGCCATTGTTCGTCGATCGCTTCGGAAGTACCGGCCGCGGCAATCTGAATCCGCACGGAGATACCATCGCTGCCAACCTTCGCGGCGACAACGTTTCCAAAAGGGTCCTTGTGCCGCCACAGAAACGGAATCGGCAACTTGAACTGAATGCCGGAGGTTTCCAGAATGTCGCCGTCACGAGCCTGCTCTGGTGTCGTGGCGATACCTTCAATAATGCGTTTCTCTTCGTCAACCTGGCGCACCTGCAGCCAGGAATAGAGTCTGGTTTTTTCCATAGTCACCTCAGAGGGACGGGATCAGCGGACGAAAAACATTTGATATTCGGGCTCGATGGAAGCGCCGGCTGCGATTGCGTCATTGCGCGCTTCCCAACTCAGAACGGCAGCCATCGCTAAATCGATCTTATTAGGCGAATCCTGGCGCTCTTTCTCGATCAGCCAGAGGGCTTTGCCGTTTTCGTCGAGCATGCGCAAATCTTTGCGGTGCGCGTTGCCGATGTGACGCACGAGGTCTTCGTTTCCATCGTGTGAGATCGCGCCCTCCCACATCGCCGTCTGGTAGGATTTCAGCGCGTAAGCCATCGGCTTATGGCGATTGGTCCACCACTCGATCACGCGCTCCGTACCAAATTCACCGGCCCACTTCGCGACCCAGGTTTCCCAATAGGGCGGGTCGGCGTAAAGCCGGAAGACGTTGTAGTTCTTAAACAGCGCGCTCAGGGTTTCGTCGACTTCTTCAGCCGGCACCTGCCAATCCGTTCGCCCGTAAGGCCGCTCCCATACGCCGGGTACCCATTGAAAGCCGGTTGCAATGTGGGTGGCGACGAATCCTGTCGAGTCGTTCGATCTTGAACCATCGAAGCCGAGAACAATCAGGTCGCCGTCTTTCACCGGATTGGGCGCTTTAAGGGATTTGAATTTCAGGACATCGAAGGCCTTGCGTGAGGATTTCACGAGACGATTGCAGTAAACCCTCTCGACGTAAGACATGTCGGTTGTGGGATCTTTGAAAAGCTGGACAATGCTGTCAATATCGCGCCACTCCGCTGCGGGGCCAGAGGCCTCGATGATGGCCGCGCGGGCACCAGATTCCGTCTTGAGATCGTGTTCGTCGCCGGCTTGACGGTGGAAGAAAAACAACCTTTCGTCTTTGACCCGCCCACTCTCCACCTGCTGCGCGTACTCCATGGTGGCCTCGGCGATCGAGCCGCCGCCGGGCTCCGGCGCGGTTGTGATCTCGAGAGTCCAGGCATCCGCGAGTTTCCGTTTCGGGATATTGGCGAGCATGGTTTGATGCGCCTTCTTCAGGCGGTCGAGCGTCCACCAATGCGTCTCATCACAAATCTGGAATGTGGTGCGCGCACCGTCACGGGCATTGGGAGCACCGGCAATCGAGAGGGCTTTGCCATCACCTTTCACGCGCATGATGCGATCCAGGCCGATATCGAAATCGTTGGCGATCAGGCTTTCCTCGAGAATGGCTTTCAGCGCGCCGTAGCAAAGCTCGTCCGATTGGTCTTCGGTGTAAGCCGACAG